ATGGTTCCTTGCTCATGGTGATATCTCCCTTAGACACATCTGGATGAACTCAGCTTTCACAGATGGATCCTCTAAAAAGTTTCCCCTTAAAGCAGTTGTAGTAGCATCTGCTCTTGTCCTTACCCCTCGGGCCTGCATACAGTTATGCCACCCCCGGACGTAAACCCCAACACCTTGTGGTTCAAGTGTTTCAAAGAAAGCATTGGCAGTTTTCTCTGCAAACTCCTCTTGTAGCATTAGGCCTCTTGCCATGTAATCTGCAAATCTTACTGGTTTGGATAGTCCTGGGATAAGGTCTTTCTTTCCTGGAATGTATCCTATTGAAACAATCATTCTCACCCGCTCCAAGTGATGAGGGCACCTTGTCCAAACTTCATGCCCATGGATTACTACCATTTGTTTATAGCCTTTCTTTGGAAAAGCAGCCAAGACGTTCTTTGGGGGTTCTATGTGAACCATCTCTTCAACCCAGGTCTTAGCAACTCTCTCAGGGGTTCTTTTCAAGTCTGGGTCTCTAAGGTCATACCCCATGGCTTTCAAAGCTCCTCGAATGTGTTTAGCTACTTCTCTTTCCCGAGCCTTTTTATTCATCCAGAAGAGTCCTCTTGAGCAGGGAAAAGGCCATAGGTGTTCTCAGCCCAACCTCCCTCACCCTCTTGGAGTTTAATTGTTAAAGAGTAAAGGTTGTTAAGAGGGTCGTTTACATCTTTTGGCTCGAACTTTGGGATTAGTTTTTTAGCAAACCAATCAACAAGGTTTTCTGCTGTTGGGTTGGGGATGAAGTCATTTAAATATCTATGGTCAAGCATTTTCACTATGTTGTTAACTATAGGCTTGAGGATTGAAAAGTCCATTACCATACCTGTACTTGAATCTATCTCCCCTTCAAGAGAGACTGTAAGCTTCCAGGTATGCCCATGGAGGTTTGCACATTTCCCTTCATGGGAATTGGCTAGTTTATGTGCTCCATCAAAGTGAAAGCTTCTAGCTACTCTCATTTGAACACCTCAAAGACATGCCAGACATACTTCTGAGGTGATTGGTAGTCAATACAAGTTCCTATATGGTCAACTTTTAAGCCTTTGTTAATCTCTTGACCAGTGCCCCAGAGACGGAAGTCCTTTTGTACCTTTGGTGAGTCTGTGTTTACAAGAGCCCAAAGATAAACTGTTCCTCTTTGAACTCCTACTTTGAGGATGTAATGGTCTGTAGGTATATCCACCAATCTCCCAACTTCATACTTATATACAATTTTCACTTTGCAACCTCCTCTTGATCTCAGTTTTTACTATATCCTCTTGTAAGTCAACTAGTGTATGATAGTTTAGTATTTCCCTTTCAAGGATTCTTTTAGTTATTATGTATTCCGTTCTTATCATGTTATCCTTGAAGGTAAGGTCTTTAGTTGCTAAGTAATGATGATGAAATCCCCCAAACCACCCAAGTATAATCAAGAGAAGTATTGTAAGAACTCTGTCTTCCATCTGTCCCCCTTTAAGTTGGTGGCTGGCTCGGCTTCCCAAGGGCATCTCAAATAATGAGCCGAGGAAAGCATCCAAGCTATCGTTGCCGAAGTTTCGGGGATTCTATCACTACCCCTCCTACACCAGCCACCTAGTACCATGCCAAAGTTCGCGCATCACCCTCAACGGGCCAGAGGCATGGGCCTATCATTAAACCCCTCTAAACCTGAGGAGTTGAGAAGCTGTCGATACTGTTCCTGGGCTTGCCTTTATAGACACCTATGCTTATGTCTAAGAGAAGAGGCTTGTTCTGAAGAGCAGCTACAAGGAAAGCTGTGAACTCCTCCTCTGTCTCAAAGGCCCTTTGAGGGAGGTCCTCTCCTGTAGCAGCATTGTAGAGCTCGTTTGCCCTCCATAGACTATCCTCGGTAAGGGTAATGTTATCCACTACCTTCTTACCAATGGTCTTGATCTCTGGGTTTGCGCCCTGGGTTTCAAGAACAAAGGTTAACCAGATGGTGGGATTACCTGCCTTGGAATCCTTAAGGGAATGGTTATTGTACTTCGCTTGGTAAATCCCTGCTGGTACTGGATCCTGCCCTGATATGGACTCTTTTGTAATAACTACTCTCATGTCTTTTTACCTCCTAGGTAAAGAGCTTTTCCAGGTGCTTAAAAGTTGACTCACCTGTTTTGGTTGCCATCTCCGCTGGGAGAAAGCCAGAACAATCTTTCCCAGCCCACATACTTGTAGGCACTGAGTGCATCAAGAATATTGTCTCTTGTTTTCCATCTGCTGTGAATTGACTCCTTGCTGAGAAGTGCAAGCAAAGATCTGTAGCAGGTGGAAGTTCCGCAGCGAGTTTACCAGGCAGGTTTGGGAGGCCTTTTATTTCTTTTGAGTAGCCATCCTGGGTAATCTGCTCTGTAGCAATCATAATAAGGTGGCAGTTGAGATTGCTAAGGGTGTTTATGAGAGTTCTCATCCGGTTAGCATTAAGGTTCCAATCCTCGTATTGAGGAATTTCCCTGTATGCTGCACTGAGGATGTCTCTCATTATAAACTGCTGCATGGCTGTGGCAGAGTCAAGGACAAGGGTGTTAAAATCAACACCTGCCCCTGCTTGTAGCTTTGGGAGGACTGCTAGGTACTCATCCCAACTTTTGATAACTACTTGTTTTGGAGAGAACTCTCTAGCAGAGAGTAGTCCTCCATACTGTCCCCTTTCACAAGAGAGAAACATTGGGTTTGGCCACTGAGCAGCGGTTCGAGTCTTTTGTGTACCAGACCCTCCATAGAACAAGCAAACCCATTGCTTAACAATCTCATCTGGGGAAAGGGTTATGAAGTACTCCCCATCCTTTTCGATGTTGGAACCCATTAACGGTTCCTTGGGGGAGACTCACTCAGTCGGGACCCACCTATAGGAGCTCCTAATGTTGACCTGCTCTTCTTATCCTCTCCTTCAGGCCTCTCATGCTCCATACCACAATGGAAACCCTCAGTCCCATCATCGTACTCAGTTTTTCTGAAGGCTATAGCCATAGCGGTACACTGGCCTCGAAGGTTAAAGCCACAGTTGGGTTCTTCACAAGCTATGATTGTACTCATCCTTTTTTCTCCTCCTTCTTCTTTAGATGGTCTTCTGGGTCTTCCTTCTTAAAGAGATTCTTAACAACCCCCTGTAGATACTCTTCATTGTTCTCTACTCTTGGGGCACAAAGAGGAGCATAGGAACACTCACCATAATAGTCAAGGCAGGCATTACGGTTCTTTGGGTAAACACCTGTCTCAGTGAGGCGGTGAATGTGTCTTACAGAATCCTCAATGTACTCTTGAGCCTTAAAGAGGTTATCCCTGTTCATTGGGATGTCTTCTTTCACAGCATTTGGAGGGATTGAAGTCATCCCTTTTGGCTTGTTTTTTAAAGGCCTGGATGCAACAAACAACCTTACTCCTTGAAGGTTCTTGTGAAGACCCATTTGGACAAGGAACCAAAGGTAGCACCAAGGTTGAATGCCATTGTGATAGAAGTTTTGAATAGTTGAAGAATAGACTTTAGTTGTCTTATACTCCCCCTGCCATATCCCATACATCTCTTTAATCATGCTGTCAGCTTTGAGAGTCCATATGTAAGGAATCCCATCAGAGGTCTTGCCTTCATACTCGTAGGTCTTCTCTACCTCTATAATGTGTTGGTCCTTGACAAGCTTCCATAAGCCAAACACCATTGCCCGAGCCATTTCATGATCTTCTGGAGCAACTAGTGTATGTGCCTTCTCTGATCTAGAGAGACCTATGGCAAAGCGTTCCTCATCCTCTGCACTTGGATTTGCAAGCCCATGAGCAACAGCATGCTCCATTACCTCATGGACATAACTTCCACGGGTAAAGTTGGGATTTATCCCTGTGGGGATTAGCCACTTGTTGTTTCTCCAGTACTCCTTCTTGGGACAATCCCAGGCTTCTGAGGTTCTTGTAAAGAAAAGTCTAACTGGTTCGCTCATCCTTAAGTCCTTTCTGATTGGGTAGCAGGGGAAGGATCAGTCCACCCTGCTACCCTCTCAGTACATCATCACTTGACTGTTAGCACTGCTATCAATCAGGAGTACTTTCGTTACTTCCGAGCCCTTGCTTCCATTGCCTTGAGCTCTGCTTCGATCTCCTGGTCTGTTGCTACGATTTTTGCTTCTGCAGCTTTGCGTAGGACAATCTTGTCCTTGGCACGCTTAAGCCTATCCATCTTCTTTAGGCGCTCTGCGTACTCAGGATCGTTCTTCCTACGCTCCTCTTCTCGAGCAGCAGACTTCTTTTCACGCTCGAGGAGCTTTCTAGCCTTGTCCAGCTCTTCCTGGCTACCAAATCCATCAGGGAGCTTCTCCGCCATTTGTATCACCTCCTTCCTTAGTAGAATTGCTTTCTTCCTTTACCATACGGTGCAGGACTTGAATCACTAGGGTTAGACTCTTTTCTATATTCTTAACCCTAGAATGGGTCTCTTCTATTATCTTTAACATTCCTGTTTGGTTCTTGGCTTTTAAAAGAGCAGCTTCTGCCATCTTCTCTTTTATCTTTAAAGATTTCTCTCTTTGGTCTTTGGGGATTACACCTTTGTAGGAGTGCTCTACAGTTGAAGGAATTTTCTCTCTTGGGGGTTTGTTTTCTTTTTCTTCTTTTAGTCTTTGTTCTTCGAGCCTTTTTTGGTCTTTTTCTTTTTCTTTTCTGAGGGCTTTTTCTCTACGAGTAAGGTCTTCCTCTTGGGTTTTTAGTTCTTTTTGCTTTGCCCTTAGTTCATCTCTTTCCTTTTTCTTTTGCACTTTGTCTCGAGCTTTTACTTTTAGTTCAGTATCTGCAAGAAAGTCTTGGACAAGGAGGTTTGCAAATCTAGAAGGGTTGGTACGGAGATTGTAGAGGGACTTAGCTTTGGGGTGGGAATCCATACCCTCAAAGTTAATGTTGTCTGGGAACTGGCCTGATTCTACTATTTGCTCTAACTCTGGGAAAGAGAGCTTGAAGATACTTTTACCGGCCACTATAAGTCCTTTGGGTTAAAGGTTATTACATGTATATTATAATACATTTTGCACCTAAAAATCAAGATGTAGAAAAATATTATTTTTTTATAAATTTTTTATTTAATAGTCATGCCACTTAAAATCATCACCTTTATCTCTGTATTGTTTCTTATCACAACAAACAGTGTAGCGTGTCTCAGGTTCTCCCTTTAAGAAATCCTCTTCTGTTTGAGCACTATACCACCACTCATGAAGACCTAGCTTACATAGAAGCCACTCACAGAACCAATCAAACATTACCTTCACCATAAAACACACTCTGGCAAACAGTACAGGCTCTTAAGGTTATGTTGTTAGCTTTAGATCTAAGCCATTGGGTGTTGTAAACAATGAGTGGAAGCATTACAAACTCTGTCCATTGCCTACAGACACGGCAGTAAGCATCGAATTCTTTTATCTTGTGGGGTTCCACTATATACTCGCTAACATTATAGAGTTCTTAGGAACCATCACCTTGTGTTTGTCCATCTTGTGCTCTGTTGGGCCTTCTACTACAGCGTTAATTTCTAGTGCTGAGAACTCCTCGCAGATAAGTACTTCAAGGTCGTCTGAGTGATGGGAAAGTGCTTCTTTAAGATCTTTTACGGTCATGGCAATCTCCTCTTCATTGCATCACTAGGTCCTCGGGCCTTGTAGCCTGTGCTGTGTAGGGCTCGTCCCCAGTAGTCATAATGCACATTAGGTTATTATACTTAACAAACACGTTTTCATCATTGGTACTAGATACCACACCCTTCTGGCAGTCTTTGTGCTGTCTATTACCATGAGCATGATAAGGGACATATAGCACTTGGTCACCCTTCTTGAAATCAGTGCTTTTTATCATCTTCCCTCCCTCTGCTTTAGATATTCCACAATTGCCGAAAGCCGAAGTGTTCCGTTGATGAGGATGTCTTCATGTTCATATTTAATAAACATATCTATTATTTCTCCAGACAATTCTGTATCCTTACCACCTGGAGCCATTGCACAAGATATTTCATATCTACAAGCTTTCATCCAGTTAATAAACTCCTCCCAAATCCTCAAGCTTTTCATCCAGTGAACGATAAGGGGGATGTCTCCGTGCATCTTGACTATTAGGTCGGGGCTAAGTTCTTCATCTGGTACGCCTAAACACATGAACTCCTTACCACAATGTTTACAATGTCCAACAAGTCCTTCATAAACACCATCTTGCTCGTGGTAGCACAACTTCTTCCGCAACTCCCCCCAAAGTTGACAGGTGGGGCAGGGCTTAAACCATTTACAATCCTCACAAGTCATATGCTTTTGTTGCTCCAGCGAACATTCATGAGGATAATCACTTGAATGACATATAAGCTCAAGTCCATCACAATCCTTACAGGAACTTATAAGCCCATCACTGACCACGGCTAGGAGCTTTATCGCTTGTTCGCTTTTGTTCATTTCCCTTACTCCTCTTCTAGGAACTCTATAAGTTCCCCCTCTTGTCCAACAGTTCTACCTTTACAATGGATGCATGGTCTATCCTTCTCTTCATGAATAAAAGAATACCCACAAGAGAGACAAAGGTTAAGGTATACAGTGTTATTATCAGGTGGATCTATTCTTTGTTCTGGGAGACCTTTTTCAAACATTGTATGCCTCCTTAGGTGGTTAGTGGGATGCTTTCCACCAACCACCCTTAGAATTGTTTACTTTTTGTATGCTGGAGAGTTCTCACAGGAGTCTGAGTCGCAATCTGCACAGGAGCCCATGTTCTTTGCTATTTCTTTGATGGGGTCGAGCCTATCTGGGGAGGTTAAGCCACCTGCCATTGCCTTAAGGAGGCCTGTTAAAAAGTCACCCTTACCCGAAGCTTCTTTTGCCCTATCTGTAAGGTAGATCTTTTCAAAGGCACTCATATCAACTGGGAAATCTTTTGAGGCTATACTCTTCTCAATAGCATCTAGGATCCAGTCGAAGTGATCTTCGTAGGTGCCTGTGTACCCCTTCTTTCTCTTCTCTTCCATAGCCTTGGTTAAGCCAATGGTATTACTCATGATATTTCTCTTGTCAACAACAAAGATGCCTATCTCCTTGTCAGCACTGATAACAATACCTGTGTTTTCTCCTCCCTCTTCATGCTTGATGGTTATTTCCTTTCCCCTAATAGCCTCTTCTCTTTCAGTCATCTTTCTTTGCCTCCTTTTTCTTAGTTATTACAATGTAGCTAACCCTAACTATCTTTCCTGAGTGGATGATCCAGTCTTGTATGTAGAGATTGTGGCCTTTCCTTGTTTCAGTTATCTTTTCACTATCCAGCTCAACTACAACAGATTTGTAGTTATTCCAAAGGATCCTATCTCCAGGCTCAAGGGGTCTGGGTTGAGGTTTGGAAAGGTCAAGGTTTATCTCCTTAAGCTTTGCTGTTACTTGCTTCACCCTTTTCCTCCTTTATTAAAATCATTGTATAGGTTTCCCCATTAGCTACAAGAAGCTTAAACATCTCGTTACCTTGGTGTCCTCTACTTTCTATAAAAGGGCTATGTCTTGTTAATTCAGGGGCATCCTTTAAAGAAGCAGAGTGCCATGATACTTCATTAAAGATTGTTATCTGCACTTTTTGTCACCTCCGTTATTTCGTGCTTGGGGGATTTGGCACCTCTGTAGATAAGCAAAAGGATTCCTATAGGTTTGTCAACCTTTTTGGAGAGTTGCTCTGAGAGGTTAATCCTTGCTTTGCCCATAGATTCACAGATGGTGTAGAGGGTGATGTTTTCCCCGTACCAGTTGAAGATACCTTTGTATTTTGAGAGCATTTTAGCCTTCTCCTTTGCGTATCCTTGTAGTTGCTATTTCAGCAGAGGCGTGTGCTACACCAGCTACACCTTGCATTATTTCATAAAGCATAGCACCAGGAGTATGTTCAAATGCTTTTACTTTTGTTTCTTCTATTTCTAGTTTATGCTTAAAATCAAGTACAAGATTCTTTGCCTCCTGCCAGCGATGAAACCAAAGGGCATGCTGCTCCTTCTCATGCTTAACCTGCTTGCGTAACCTCTTGACTAACTCCTGCTCCTTCTGTGTCATGTGCTTCCTCCTTGTTTAGATTGAGTAGTCCTTCTTCATCTTCACAAACACAAGTATCATTTTTGTCTGGGTAGTGACACTTATCAGGATTTGAAGTCCCATATTTACATGAAAAGCATAGAGGGCATCTCCATAAACCTTTTCCCATCACCCAATAAACATCTAAACATTGCTCTTTGGTATGGGGTAGAGCATGTCCACATCTATGTGCTTCGATACAAGTTATAGATTCCTTACATATAAGCATATGTACCTCCAACCCTATGGATGGTGGCTACTCCACCCACAAGGCAAGAGAGACTAGCTCTTGGTGATGTTGATGCTGACTGGCATGCCCAGGTCGAGTAGGCGCATTGTTTCCTTGGCCTTCTCCTTACCAACGACTGCCTCAAGCATTCCCTGCTTCTCAGAGAACAGTGTTGGGTATTTGAGAAGACGGTTCATCTCGTCTTCTAAAAGGTTGAAGTCTTCCTCAGCTGCTTTGATCTTATTCTCGGCTTTGGGCTTCTCAACAAGCTTGATCTGGTTGGCTCTTTCAAGCCTGTCAAATGTTTCCTGGGTGCTTGGCATGGTTGTTTTCTCCTCTTTTAAGGGTTTGGGTTCGTTTAGTTCAAGTTCTGGGTTGCAGCCATGATGCTGATGTTTACAAGCATTGCACTTACAGTTACCTGCTTGGCTCCTTCCTTGGCTTGGACATCCACTACAAGCAGGGTATTTACGGCACGGGTACTTCCCAAAACACTCTGGTTTATCACTTTCTTTAATAAATTGATCTTCTTTCTCTGGCTCCCCATCATGTTGGGCTTTACAACCTCTTGCATGTAGGCAACGCTCAAGGTCACATCCACATCTTGTGTCTTGGCTAAATGGAATGTTAGGACAAGTTTGGCAACTATGTCCATTGCATACCCAGTTTCCAAAACACTCTGGTTTACCATCCTCCACGCTATCACCTGTGGGCTTGAGGTCTTGGTGGTTGGGGGTCATGCGGTAATATGGGTTAGCTCCGGGAGTGCTGCCATTATCCCATAGAACACGTACTGGCTGTTTTGGTCTATCTGGGAGAATGTGAGTTATTACCCCAGCGTTACCTTCCCCTCCATCTTGGTCATAATAACAACGTTCCCAATCCGGCCCACGGGTTACCTTGTCGCCAATGGCGAGGAGTTGGCCACGACTCTTGCCAAGTTCTTCCTCGCCGTTTGAGCACTTGTATCCAATGCCACTAATTGTTCGTCCTTTGATGGTTACAATGTCGCCTATATTAAAGTTGGACGTCTTGCCTATCACCAACACCTTCTCGCCCTTCTTCAACTCTCTCAATGACAATCTAGCTCACCTCCTTTCATAGTTAGATTTGCTCTTTACTAAAACAACACCCAAGGGTATGTCTTAGCAATTGCTTCATTAAGGTCATCCTTCTCCCCTTTGAACATATCAGGGAAATAACTCTTTAAGGTATCCTCAAGGTCTTTGAAGGAATCACCTACTGCTTCGGCTAGTCCTTCCTCCTCACAGTGCCTAGAGGCAAGTTCAATCTGCCTCATGCACCCAAACATAAATGCTGCCAGTTTGTCCTTCTTACGGATTTCGTTTAAAGCATATTGCTTTTCTCGAATAGATTTCCATCCCATTTCTAGGACCTCCTTTCCTCAGGGGTGTATGCTTTGCAAATGTAAGCTGTAGTTGTCTGTACCCACTTCTTGTTGTTCCTACACCATACTGTATCATGAGTGCATTTGTTCTCTTTTTTGTGCTCTGATCTTTTGCATAGGTTACATTCGAGAGTCATTTGTTTGCCTCCAGTTTGGTTAGGAAGGTTTTTATATCTTCAGGTGTATTGTCTAAAGTAATTGCTTGGGTAAGCATTGTATGGGCTTCTTCTAATAATCCTATTGCCTCATCAAGGTCGGACTTGAGGGAGCGCAATTCTTTTATTCTAATAACTGTGTATTTATTTTCACTTTCCATGTCTACTCCTTTTTGGTAAAGGTGTCCGTCCAAGTTTCTTTGCTTGCTCAATGAGCATACTTACAAGAGTTTCCTTATCAACTTGGATAAGATGCTCTGAGCAAAATGGACAGGTAGTATCCTTTGAATGATAGGTGTTGTTCTTATCTAAAAGGTTCTCTGCCACCCACTTCTTCTTTGTATCCAAGTCAACCTTCATGGTTCTTTTCCTCTCATGACCACAGAGCAAACACTCATGCTCAATGGTTACCTTGACAAAGATAACTGTCTTCTTGTTCCCTTGTCTTTGCTTCCACTTTTGGAGCTCTTCATACTGCTCAGGTGAAAGGCTTTGCGTATCATCCACTTCTAACGGGTCTAGTGGTTCTTGTGGATCTATGTCAGGATCAAGATCCTGCTCATCACTCCAATCAGATGGTTCATTGTTCTCTAGGTTACTCATGAGCATACCAGTTTCTTTCTTGTTACTGGATTAGTTGTGTAGGTTCTTGCTGGTGCTATCTCTTCCTCAACCCATATACAAGTATCATCGGGAAGGAAAGTAAACCATAACTTAAAGCCTTTGTAATGTCCATCAAAGTCAACTACTTCACCTCGTATTGATTTTGTAAACTCTTCTTCTTCTGTCATATCTAGAAGGAGTTCAATCTCACCAGCAACAGCACACATCATTTCAGGAGATAGTTTCCGTCTAGGTCTTATCCAAATAAGAAATGGATTCCAATTCAGATGAACCTTGACCTCAACATCAAGGTCAATGCTTAGCCTTTGTAATTTGCTAGTGAGATTGTTAGCAGCCTTGAAGACTTTCTTAACGTCTTTTTTTATCTTCCACTCTTTGTTCAAGTCAATGATTATCATCTCTTCTCCTTTGTCTAAAAGAGTGGTGGATTAACATGGTCAAGGACAACTAAATCCTTTGACTCACATCTAATACACTTTGTCTCTACTTGGCAAGACCCCCACTGCATTAAGCATGCTGAGCACTCAAAGACTTCAACCTGAGCAATCATATCCTTCAAAGTGGGAATGTTTGGGTAATGGTCATTACCCTGCTGAAGTGTCTGTGTAGTCAAGTGTACTTTGTCTCCTGTGTGTTCTGGCATTATCCAGCCTCCTTGTTGAGTGTGTGTACTTCTATCCTTACTATAATGACATGATGAAGAAAATAATATTTATTTTTTTTATAAAAACCTCAGTACGTTTACAGCTATTTGTAGTTCTTTCGTTCATTGTTTGTATGTCACAATATATATAAATGTGTATGTAGATATCATATATGTATTATATATTATTTTTTTGTAAAAATCAACCATTATTTTATTTTATTTTCATTTTAATCATAAAAAAAATATATTTCCATCTCGTCCAACTCTCAGCATTAGAAGTACAAAGGAGATGCAAACAATAGTGATGGAAGTGTTTGTGAAGAAGTAGGCAGTTTAACGTCATGCCCAGGACGGTGTAGGTTTAGGAGCGTGAGCGTCCTGCCATTGCCGTCAGTTCGGTTGCTATTTCCTCATCAGTTGCCTTGATGCCTTTCTGCTTCGCCTTCCTGAGGATGATAACATCCTTTGCCCGGGCCTTGCGGTCGTTCACCTTTGTCTTTTCCTTTGCTTCCTTCATTGCCTTGTACTCCTGTACTTCCTCCTTGGTGAGTTCGATGTCAGGCATATTGCCTCCTTGTTTAATGTTCATACATGTTGCACGAATATTCATTACATATATTGTAACATACTCATGTCACAATGTCAACCATTAATTACATAATGTCCGTGTGCTATTCTCTTTATCTTTCCTTTGTCAATCAAAGGATTGATAACGATTGGATGGACATCAATCCTTGTGTAATAATCATCAACCATCATCCCATGTCTTTTCTTCCTATGCTGTCTATAAATTTCTCTTATGTCCTGTGTCATGTAAACACATAAATCCTGCTCCTGCATTTCCTTGAACACCTTCTCATGTGTTGTCATGCTCTCCTCCTTCCTTTTATTGTATGTCATACATATATTATACCCCCAAAACCGACCAATGTAAACAATTGGATGTCCAAGTTCTGCCGTCTGTGCTAGTTTACTTCTTAAGATTGAATCGAATCTTAGTTAATGGTTGACATAGCCTACCAGCTGTGTTATTATAAATGTACGGGCACATAAGGTGTTAGTTGAAAGCTGAGGAGCTTATGGAAGAGAAGACATTAGTGGTTATCCCAAAAGAGCGGAAGGATAGGCCTAGAAGGCTTAAGAGACAGCATAAGAAAGCTATTAGATTATTCTATGCTGGCCTTACTCCTCTAGAAGCAGCTACAGAGTTAAACGTAAATGTAGCTACAGTCTATAGAGCTCTTGATAGCGAAGCTGGACAGGACTATGCTGAAAAGGTAAAGGCTGAGCTAGAGCTTGAGCTTAAGGGAATGACTGGCTTATATAATGAAGTTATAAGAAAAGCTTTAAGATCTACAGATGCCAGAATTGCTCTGGCAGGAGCTAGCCTCTTCTCTAAAAATCCTCTCATAGCAAAAGAGATGGAGAGAGAAGAAAATACTGCAGAAGATGTTGTTAAGCAGATGATGGATAGTCCCTCAGAAGAGATTAGCTCTAAGCAAACTAATCTCTTACCCTTTATCAAAAAGACAGGTACAGATGGCAACCCAATTTAAGCCAGTAGGGCATGTGATAAAGAAGCTCATCTCAATCCCCAATAAAAGGGGAGAGATAGTGCCCTTTGAGCTTAACAACATCCAGCAGCATTTTCATGACCATAGAAAGAATAGAAATGATGTCTTAAAGTTCCGCCAGGGTGGAATGACATCATTTATAATGGCATGGTTTTTAATAGAGTGCTTATACAAGTACACTCGAGCTGTTATGATAGCTCATGATAAAGACCATACAGAGAAGCTTTTGGCTAGAGTTCACTTTTTCTTAAAAACTCTTAAAGGCCCAAAACCTCAGACTGGTAAGGTAAACGAGCAAGAGATAGGCTTTTCTAAAACTGGAGCATCCTTCACCATTGGTACAGCGGGGTCCAAAACATTTGGGCGAAGTGACACTATAACCCATCTTCATTGCTCGGAGACTGCATTCTGGAAAGACCCCAGAACCTTAATAACAGGCCTGTTCGGTGCAGTTCCACATGATAGTGGAGTTATTATAAAAGAGTCAACTGCCAATGGTTATGGTACTTATCACCACCAGGAGTTTATGAGGGCTTACAAAGGTCAGGGAAGGTTTCAAGCACTTTTCTACCCTTGGCATATCTTCGAAGAGTATCAGTCCAGGACCCCGCTAACCAGTGAGCTTAATGAAGAAGAGATAAGATTAGTTGAAGAGTTTAACCTAACCCCTGAGCAGATTCAATGGAGAAGGGAAAAGCTTGAAGACGAATTTGGTGGAAATGAAGATTCTTTCCGCCAAGAGTATCCTCTTACTATGGAAGAAGCTTTTAGGGTAACTGGTGGTAGTTTATTCCCAAGAGTTTTAAGTACAGAGAATACAGACTTTGTACAAGTACATAACCCTTATGGACCTGGGAAGATGGGTATCCTTAACCCCCATCCTATAGAGGGTTATCATTATGCTTTTGGAGTTGACACTGGTGGAGGAACAGGGGGAGATAATTCTACCATCCAAGGAATCTGTATAGAGACAATGGAACAGGTTCTTGCCTATAGAGTAAATACTCTCTGGCCTCCAGATTTTGCTCAGGTAGTTATAGGCTTAGGAAATGACTTTAACCTAGCCTATCTTGTTCCAGAGCAGAACCAACATGGCCTGAGTGTCATCTCGGTTATAAAAAATGAATTACCTTACATAAACAATCTTCACCTTATATACAAGACAAAGATTTCTCCTAAACGGCCAATGACTCAATTACAACTTGAGAACCCTTATGGGTTTAAAACTGCTCAGATGTCAAAGTATAAGCTTATTGGAAATCTTCAAATAATGCTTAAAGACATTATTCTTTATGATCCTGTAACAGTTGACCAGCTTAGAGGATTTGGGGAAACAGATATGGGTGTCCTTGGTAATCTTGCTACTGGAGGGCATGATGATGATGTTATAGCCTTAGGTCTTGCCCTTGAAGGAGTTAGGAAAAGACTCCTTTACTTTGCTGGTTCAGAAGAGGCACCAAAGAAAAAGAGGAAGCCTGGAGAGAGACCCCCATTTGTTATAGACCTGGAAGATATCCAATCTAGGGTTAAAGGTTCTTCTTCTGGGAGCTATTTTGAAAATCATGTTGTACCGCATGTTCAGGAAGGTATATAATGAACATAGTTCTTTTAACTGAAAAAGGTGAAAGTTATGGAGTTAGAGACCACCTTCAAAGCCTCAAAGTTGACACCAAACTTGTCGTCTCCAAAAAAGGGGATTATCATTCCGTCTTGGGGGACAAAGCGGAAATCTCATACAACTGGAGATCCTTCGCCTCTAGCGGAGATCTTTTCTTCTCAACATCAGACCAGTACGGGAGAATTATTGATATACTTGCAGAGAATGGAAAAACTGTACTGGGAGGAAGATCATCCATTAAATCTTTCCTTGATGCTTCTGTTACCATAAAGGAGAGGTGTGAACCTTTAGATCCTAAAAGGTTTTACTATAGAGTAGATATTGGGAAGTTCTTCTCTGGAACTAAATGGGTATCACCAACACTGTTCTCTTTCCCAATGACAAGATTAATGGAAAGGGAAAAAGGTCCCCTAGCAGATATGGGTGCTATTACCTTTGCAGCTAAGTCCCAAAAGATGGATGAGCTTATCTTCAACTTAATAGAAAAAGAGCTTATTGAACTAAACCACTGTGGGTACTTTGGAGTTGAGCTCTTGATCTCCTCCAACAGTATGACCTTTTTAAATGCTACTACAAACTTATCAAATGCTGCTTTTTACTCTTTAAAGGAACTCTTTAAAGGTACATGGAAAAGTATTCTGTCTTCACTCCCCCTGGAGGGGATACGGGCTACTCAGGAGCAAATACCGGCCTGTTCCTTACTGCTTGTGTCCCCTCCATTCCCCTATGGGTATGAGGGGGCTTTTCCTTTAGAAATAACAGAGCATTCAAGAAGGCACTTATATAAAATTCCTTGGGGGTATTATGTAACCTCTATAGGTGAGGATATTTATCAAGCTAAGAGTAGGGTCTACAGAACAATTCAAAAGCTTAACCTTGACCCAGAGATTCAGTGGAGAGCAGACCTTGGGTATGAGTTCCAAGACACAATGAAAACTTTAAAGGAGTGGGACTACATTGCCTCCAATTAAGCGAGCAGAAAGAGTCTTCTCAGCTGCTAAGCGACTTAACTTTCTAAGGAAGCTTGGGGACAAGCACCCACGGTATAAATTTGCTAAGGAAGAAGCTCCTTTCATAAACAAAGCTCTGGATGTAAAGACAAAAGAAGGGAAGTTTGCTTTTGGAGAAGCCCATGTTGGTTTAGAGGGCACAAGTGTAACCAAACCTGATACTTTGAATGTTTATGCTAAGCACCGAAGAGGCATGAAGGAAGGTGAACTTGAAGAGGTTGAGAAGCTTCTGGATAACATTCTCCCACCAGGTTCCCGGGTATCAATTCATCAGGTTATGGATGCTTCTGATATTGATAAACTTAAGGCTATCTCTGATAAGCGCCAGATTACAGTTAAAGATCTTATGGCTAAGAGTTCTCAGGCAACTAAAAGGCAATACCTTGTAAGGCTACTCTCTGCTCTTGGATTTGTGCAAGCTGTCCAGATGCTCCCCTCAGAAACAAAAGTCTCACCTCAACTACAGAGAATCAGAGATTCTCTTGCTCCTCAAGAGGCTGAGGCTGGGCCTAAGATTCCTATTGGGAAGTTTAAGAAGCTTGGTTTGCCTGTTCCTGGGATGAGAGGTAAAGAAAAGAGCACTCAGGATATTTTAAAGTCTTTAGAAGTTAAAGGCCTTAACCTATCAAACTTTGATACTACCTCTGGGTATTCTATGTATAGACTACAAAACCTTGTAAAGGCTAAAGGTGGGAAGAATGTAAGCTTTAGTAATTTAATAGATAGTGTAAAGTTTACAAGTATAGGAGGAAATTTATCCCCTAAACAATATACTGAAATAGCAAAAAGAGAAGGCCGTTTAGGGGACTTTAAAAAGGTTGTGGAAGAGAACCTCTTAACTAATAAAGAAGTAGCAGCAATCTTTAAATATTTTGATACCCAAAACTCAAGATGGAAGACTCAACTCTTTGGTGGGCACCTTGATGACCAGATAGAAGCATTTACAAAGAAGTACCTTCCAGCTGCTACTGCTGTCTCTATTGGAGGGACCCTTTTCTCTACAGATGCTGAGGCAGGAGTAAAGAAAGAGATAATGAAAAAGCTTGCTCAGAGGAAAACCTCTGGTGCTTCCAAGCATCTAGCAGGTTCTTCCCTTAGAGGTAGAGAAATCAAAACCATCTTTAAGGGTGAAGGAGATGTAAGGGTCATCCGCTACACAGATGGAACAGAGGAAATAGTTGACACTGACATTATCAAATCTTTAAGTGCTGCTAAAGGAAGGGAACAATATGGAGTAAAGTATGAACAAGCCACCCCTGAGCGGAAAAAGCATATGGTCTTAGAAAGCTTAAGCCGAAGAGCAGAGGTTGCTCCTAGCGACCCTGAGGGGATAAAGGAAGCAGAAGCCTTCTTCCGTAAATATAATGCCATAGCCTCTGTCCTTGATGAGAAGAAGACAAGTGCTAAGATGGTTCAGTATAGATTCCTTGATGAGGATAGAGTATTCCAAATCCCAGACTTCTATGCTGATACCTTAGACAAAGCTATAAAAGACAAAGGCTTATTTCAAATAAAAAAGACTCAGCCAAAGCAGACAAAGAAATCTCAGAAGTTTAAACCATCACCTATTGTATGGGAAGTCTCACCAAGGAAACTTAAACCAGAGGGGATTGATTAATGTCTAGAGCTAATGACCCTCCAGAGGAATTAGGTTCGTCTGGAAAGGACTCCAAAAAAAGTAACACAGCTTTAGCCAAGATGTGGGAAACAAGAGTCAGAAAGGGTGAAGAGTACCGTGAGAGGTATGGACACTCTAAGATGTGGGAAGTATGGACTAATGCATACAGAGGAAACTGGGATAAAGATATTGTCCCAGTAAACAAAACCTTTTCCTTTATCCGCTCAATGGTTCCTAGAACCTACTTCAGAAACCCATTCATAACCATAACCCCTACCCGTCCAGAGTTTATGTGGAGGGCAAGGATAATAGAAAAGATAGATAATCAACTTGTAAGAGAAACAGGCTTAAAGCAAACTCTTAAAAGTGTTGTCTTAAAGGCTGGGCTAACTGGAACAGGAACTGTTAAGCTTGGGTTTGACTCTGAGTTTGGATATAACCCTGCTCAGGCTTTAACTGTTGATGGAGAAACAGCAACACAGATTGGAACTGAGTCAGGCTCTTATATCGAAACCAATCAGAACATAAAACCAGGTATGCCTTGGGCTATGCCTGTAAGCTCTGATAACATAGTTGTACCTTGGGGGTATAGAGCTTCAACCTCCCTCCCTTGGATTGCCCATACTCTTTACCGAAGCTTAGATGATGTAAAGAATGACCAGAAGTACAACAAAAATAAGCTTAAGCTTCAAGGAGGCTACTCAAGGAATGTTGCTGGAAAGATGGGTGACCCTCTTCTTTTAAAGGATGGGGTTTATTGTCGCCTTGTAGAGATAAGAGACCTTCGTAGGAGAAAAGTCCTTGTAATCTCTGAAGGAAAGGTTCTCCTTGAGATGGATGATGCTCTTCAAATAGAGGGGCCTAACTTTGAGTTCCTTATCTTCAATGAAGATCCAGACCTCTTCTGGGGTCTCTCTGATGTTAAGATGCTTTGGCCTCAGCAACAGGAAGTTAATGAAATCCGTACCAGCGCTTCAAAACATAGAAGGATTTCTGTTCTTAAGTTCCTTTACATCCTGAACTCTATGGAGAAGGAAGACATTGAAAAGCTTACAAGTGGAGACATGGTTACCTCAATAGGCTTAAAAGGTGACTCTATTGATAATGTAGTTAAGATCCTAACCCCTCATATCCCACCTGACCTTTATACAGACCAGATGCAGGTTGAGAGAGACTCAAGAGAGATAATGGGTTACTCTTCAAACCAAGCAGGAGAATTCTCTGGAAGATCAACTCCTCCTACAGCAACAGAGGTTGTTTCTGTTGACAGAGGTTCTGGGATAAGAACTGATGAGAGAAGAGATGTTGTAGCAGACCTCTTCATGAATATAATGAGGAAGTGGAATCAATACATAGGAACCTTCTGGACAACAGAGAAGGTTGTTCAGATAGTTGGCCCAAGTGGAGCACCTGAGTGGGTCTCTTACAAAGGCTCAGACCTTGTTGGGGAATATGACCTTAAGATAGACCCTGACTCTACAACCCCTATGTCTAGAGAGATGAAGATGAAGATGGGGATGCAGGCATTCCAGATGTTTAACGGCGATCCATTCACAGACCAAGTACTTCTTAGGTGGATGGTTATGAGAAACTTTGCTGCTCTTGATCCATCCTTTGAGATGGTTCAGAAGCCCCCACAGAACCCAAATCCTCCCACTCCAGGGATGCTTGAAAATCTTGGGAAAAAGCAGAGCTTTACAAACAAACCAGGTGGGTCCCCAGAACGACCCAAGTCAATAGACAAGGTGATATAATGCCAATCTACCCTCAAAGATGCTTAGAGTGCAAACACGAGTGGGATGATACACGCTCTATAGCACAGATAGAGCTTAACCCTAAGTGCCCCGAGTGCCAAGGTTTAAGTGAAAGATTTATAGCATCGGGACACGGTGGTTCCCATCAATTCCCAGCTGGTTTTTGGGAACATATAGACGTTGATCCAGTTTATATTGGATCTCGTAAACAGCTAAAGGAAGAGTGTGAAAAGCGTAAGGTAGCAGCATCGGGTTACATGTACGATTAAAAAAGGAGGAAACAAATGCTAGAGGATGATAGATTTAAGATAACCATAACCTTTAAAAAAGATGGAAAGGCTAAGCCCGTGTTCTTTCTTGAAGAGGCATCAGGTGAGATACTTCCTAAGAAGTTTATAAGGATAGCTCAGAACCTATTGCCAAAAGCTTACAGAGAGTTCAAGAAAGAGCAACTGAAAGAAAACCTTCATACCAATGAGGATTCTTCTGTTGAACCATCAACAGAGCTTGTACCAACAACTTTAACCGAGGAGGTACCCAGTGCCTGAACCTACTGAAGAAGAAAAGAAGTTACAGGAAGAGGAAGCGGCTGCAGCAAAGCTTAAGGAAGAAACTGTAGTTGATCCTGCTGCTCTTAAAGCTGAAGTAGCATCTCTAAAAGGTGAAATGGAAGAGCTTAAGAAAACCAACAAAGCTCTTTCTCTTTCTGAACTTGAGGAGATGTTTAAAGAAGAAGAGCCTCCTGCTCCTGAACCTGCTAAGGAAGAGAAGCCCTTTGATTTTGAGACTGCTAAGATGGGAGAAGTTGCTCAGAAGATCTATGATGATGTGAAGAAGTCTTATGTAGATCCTCTTGTAAAGCAGGTCTCTACTATTACAGCAAAGCTTGAAATCTCAGAGGCTACTTCAAAGTATGGAAAAGACTTCTTAGATAATAAAGAGTCCATTGCTAGGGTAGGTATGCAGAATCCTCATCTTACCCTTGAGCAGTGCTACCTTCAATTCAGAGGAGCAAATCCAGCTAAACCTGAACCCGAAAAGCCAGAAGAGAAGCCTGGAGGCCTTAAGAAGCCTACACCCTTAAGCATGCTGGAACAAACATCTCATTCAGCTGTTAAGCCCAAAGAACTGACAGAGCTCTCAGGAGCTGCAGAAGCAGCCTTTGATGAGGTCTTCGGTGCAGAATAGAAAGGAGCTACAAAATGCCTCCTGATTGGACACAGGCGGTTGATCAACTCTTTACCTCAACATGGATGAAGAGGACTCCAACTGCAGAACTTCAGTCATTCGAGAAGACTCCGTTCATCGACTGGCTGTACAAGAAGAACAAGGTTAAGAAACAGGCTGGCTATACCCGTCTTGAGATACCTCTCGAGTACGGCTCAAACACGACTGTCCGTTGGTTGGGTAAGGGTGGATCTGTCCCCATTGATGATCCTGAGCTACTCACCATGGCCTATGAGGACTGGAAGTATGTTGCTGTCTCCATAGTTCGGTATGGTACAGACGACCAGAAGAACCGTGGAAAAGCAGCTCTACTTCGCCTTGTAGAGACAAAGCTGAACGCTGCTGAAAGAGCTCTCATGGAAGAGTTCGAGAGGGTAGTCTTTGCAGATGGCACGGGTTCTAAGGAGCCTAATGGTCTTCAGAACCTAATAGCTGACTCTCCCTCAACTGGCACAGTGCATGGTATTAATAGGGCAACTTATGACTGGTTTAGAAACCAGACAAAGTCATCTGGAGGTGCTGCATCTGTTTACCTCCTAAATGATCTAAGGAATCTCTTTAACACCTGCACAAAGTTTGCAAAGACTGAGAGAAGGGATTACATCAACTACACTGACCAGACAACCTACGAGCTCTACGAGGAAGAAGTTGAAGAGCAGAAAAGGATTGTCAACCAGGATGAGGGTGACCCCTTCTTTGATGGAGTAGTGTTTAAGGGAAGGCCTGTCTATTGGGCACCTTCAGCACCTTCTGGAAGTTGGTACATGATCAACCCCAACTACTTCTACCTCTGGTGTGACACCGACTACTTCATGCAGATGACAGAGTGGAAGCCCATTCCTGACCAGGTCAATGACCGTGTAGCACAGATCCTTTGTACCATGAACGTTGTTTGCTCCCGCCCAGTTGCACAGGGAGTGTTGACTGGAAATGCCGCGTAGAAACTTTAATCCTGCCCGGTATGGGGTAATTCCCTCGGGCAGCATCCGTAAAGGAGAGGACTATGGCAGGAGGAAATGATCGAGCAGGAACATTTGTAGAACAGTCACCAAAGTTTTTTAACCAGGGGTTGTTTGCTCAGAGCGCTATTCAACAGCATCCTCTGGGTACAGTAAGAGCTTTGCTTGATGGAAGGTGCTATCAGTATGCTGAAGCTGGAGGCACTGCTCTTGCAGCTGGGAAGGTTAACCAGTGTGTAGCACCAGATGCAGAGTTCAACAATGAAGTAATCGCTGCAGCAGCCGCTGCTGGTGACAGGAGGATTCAGCTAACCCCTGGGTCTTCAACAGCAGTACAAAACCTGTTTGCAGATGGTTACCTTATTATCAATGATGTCGATGGTGAAGGGCATCTGTATAAGGTGAAGAGTCACCTTGCTGTTACATCTGCTACTGCCTTCTGGCTCAACATCTATGACGCTATAAGGGTTGCTCTAACAACGAGCTCTGAATGGACCCTTACCGTCAACCAGCAGAAGCATCTCATTATTGGTCCAACAACTCTTACTGGAATAGTAGCAGGTGTCTCGCCTATTGTGGTGACAGCTGACTACTTCTTCTGGAATCAGGTAAGAGGGCCTGCAGCAGTACTGACACACGATACACTTGTAATTGGAGACAACGTTGTTGCCTCTATGCAAAATACTCCAGTTGCTGGGGCAGTTGAGCAGAGTACAGAGGCTGCTAGTATTGCTGATGTAATTGGTAGAGTAATGCATGTAGGTGCCAGCACAGAGTACGCGCTGATAAACCTCTGCATCGGATAAACCTTTAGGAGAGAAGGGGGTAAACGGTGATATTCGGCACCCCTTTTCTCTCCCTCTTAGGAGGGGTATAATGGGTCTTACAGTAACACTTGATACACCCAGATCAGTAAGGATTTCAAGAGATCTCTATGCTATTGTTGGGAGGATTGCTTTTGATGCTTCCTATCCAACAGGGGGTGAGCTTTTAACAGACATCTCTAAGTACTTTAAAGCTTCAAGAATGTTTACTGTTCAGTGTGAGTCAACCGCTGGATATATGTTTGAGTTTGACAAGACAAATAACAAGCTTAAGGCTTTTGCAGTTTCTGCTCTGACAGGTGTAGCAGCGGAAGCAGCTCATACACATGCTGTTGCTCTTGATGGAGGTGCTTCGGGGGCAGAGGCTGCTCACACTCATGGTGGTGGACCAATAGGTGCTCTAGTCGAAGCATCTTTAGCTGTTACAAAGGGCACGCCTAAGCTTACACATGCGGCAGACCCTTCGGATTCTGCTACAGATGGGCCAATCTTTGCCGTTGAATCATATGGAGGAGGTGGAAGGAACATCCTTCAGCTCCAGTCAACATGTGCTTCTAATGCAGATGTAAATGCTGCGGTTGATGATGCTTCTGGCATTTGTGGTGCTGCAACCCCTTTCTTTCTCATCACAGACAACAACTCACCTGCTGGAGTGCAGATTTACATTGATGAGGCTGACAATGATAGACTTAAGTTTGTCTCACCGTCCGCAACAGATGGCTATATCATCATGCCATTTGAGTGTCTCACAACTTCAGTATCGGGCTTTGCCTACGCTGTAAAGGTAACGCATGATGCTGGAGCTGCGGCAATGAAACCTCTGTACTTCAACGATAATGCGGCTGCTGATGCTCAGTTGGTGTGGACCGACACTGGGACTTCTGACGGTGTTATCTATGCGGCTGATATTGAAGTACTTGCACCTGTCTACATGTCTCTTGCCGAGGTTGCCACAGGCGACAGTCATACCCACGGAGCAGGCTCACTTGTTGATGCTGCCTCTGCAGCAGGCTCTTCACATACCCACACTACAAGTGGTGATGTTGGAGAAGTTGATAACGGTGCTAACCTTGCAACCGCTCTTGCTACTGTCCGCTTTGTAGCAATTGGCTTTAATTAAGGTTAACTATGGATCCCCTTATTGATGGGGGCTGGGCAGGTGGAGGAGGGCTAATAGGGGCTCTCCTCGCCTTCCTTGGTCTCGGAAGAAGGATAGACCATCTTGAGAAAAAGGTTGATGAGCTACCTCAAGGGTATATAGCACTTCAAACGCATACAACTTGTCAAGGAGCAACTGTGGCAAGCTTAAATAGAGTACATAGAAGATTAGATGTAATGGAGAAAGATAACAAGACTCAAACAAACCTTCTACATGAAATAAAAGGCTCACTGGAGGGCAAAGATGGGTAAACAAGGACATGCTTTAATACCAGTATCATTTATTGGAGATGGAAATGCTACTAAGTTAATTGTAGCTGCTCCAGGTGTTGGATGGAGGCTTCGTATCTACAGGTGCTCTTGGAATGTAGATGCTGATGTAGCTACAGGAACATTCTTTTTAACAGATGCAACTAACTCCTACGATCCAATAGGTAAGCCTAAAGCAGGTTTGGTATATGGATTTAATACAAATCCAAACTATATACCTTTACCTGAGAATACAGGATTAACTTTAGACAAGGACAGCGAGACAACTTCAACTAACATCTTCTGCCTCTATACTAAAGAACGCATCTCGGCATCGGCATAGGAGGTTGGTATGCCTATAAGACATGAAAGACCCATTTACCCAGCTGAAGTACAAGCACAGTTGGATGAGGTTGAAGCTGAGTTTCAGATACAAAAGAATAATCTACAAAATGAACATAAGCTTCGAGCAGCAGCGGTAAGAGATGAAAAAGACTCTTATAGTGTAGGAGATCTAAGATTGTACGAAAAACTAGTATTTGATCCTTATATAATAAGCAAGGCCAAAGAAAGGCAAGATGACAAGAAAACGGTCATCAAGGAGATGTAATGGGTGAACTCTATCCTGACTTTATCAAGGTAGATGACTTAAGTCGTCTTACAGTTATAGCCTCTAGGATAACCTTTGCAGGGCTCACTCGAGGGGCAACTGAGAACTCATATGCCTACAAAGACTATGGAGTAGGTAGATTTGGAGACTTAGCTGATGGTATTACCTTTGACTTCTTTGTAAGCGCCGTTGTTGGTGTTGGCCTCTTTTTCCCATTAGGTCTTTCAAATAATATAGGCAATGGTAATACTCACTACAACGGAGATCTCCCAAACATATTTGTATGGGCCAATGAATCAGGTGGGAGTCAGATGGTAGGAGTTGCTCAATATACTATAACTGGGATTATCTTTGACCAAGTAGATGTAGGATCATGGGCAGCACGCTGGTATCCTCTTTATACTCGTGTAGGTGGAGGTAATGTTGTTAAAGCATACAGCGATTTTAATAGAATCTCTCTAACAGACACAGCTGTAATAGCGGGTGCAAATACAGATACATTCCGATATCTGTATGGAATAAATAGCTTGCCTGATGTAACAGGTGGTGCTTCTATATCAGGAGATGTCTCAAACCTTACAATAGTTGGTGGTTTACCCTCTCTAACACCATTCATCTTAGGAAAAGGTGTACTATAATGTTTGAATACATTGAAGGTTTTAGTAAAGGTGAGAAGTGGGGAGACCCTTTCAAGATGAATGGATTTACTATCCTTCTCTTAGAAAAGATAAGACACATATACAGACTTAAATATGACAAGGATGCCAGCTTTGTAATCCATTGTGGTTTTGAGACAAGTGGACATACACCAAACTCTTGGCATTATAAAGGGTATGCTGTAGACTTTCATATAAAGTCAAAGCTATCTTTCTGGAATCAGTACTATGCTGTTCTAACAATCCTAAATGACCTCCAGGTTGCTCATCTAGTTGGGTTTGGTATCTACCCTGACTGGAACAGTCCTGGCTTTCATTTAGACACTAGAGGTAAAATAGCCCGTTGGGGATTTGTAGATGGTGAACAAGTTCCTTTAACTGTAGCAGTTAAACATGCAAAAGCAAAGGAGATAGTATAATGATATTCTCAGCAGCAGCAATTGCAAAGGTAGTACTAGCTATAGGAGCAGAAGTAGGAACTACTATGGCTGCAGCAGCTCTACGAATGTTTACAGCAAAGTTTGCTATTAGAATGATAATCAAAGTAGTAGATAGTATAGTTGAAAGGTCTGCTACTAAGCTTGATGATAAAGCATGGCCTCCTTTCAAAGAGGCACTACAAGCTGAGATAGGAGACAAGTAATGCCTGATAAGAAGAAGGCTAAATACTGGCATGAAAGAGCTCAACAGAAGTACTTTCCCAAGGGAAAGAAAAGGAAAAAGAGTACTATGACTGACAAAGAAAAAGCTGCAAGGAGACAAGCTATTTCTTCTGAACTGCTAGGGAGGTAACAATGTCTACATATGGAGAGCTTCGCCCACAGATTCAAAGGAATCTAGGTGGACGGGATAGCACAGATGATCAAGCTGCTATCCTTGCCAACTTCAACCATGCCCAGAAGATCCTAGCAAGGAGAAAGCATAGGTTTAAAGAGCTTGAAGTTGAGCTAGATTTTAACATGGTTGCTGGGACAGATGCTTATACTCACTCAACTATGAATCTGGTAAGGTTTAGAAAAGAGTACTCTATAAGCCTTGTAGATTCATCTTATACCTATAACCAAAGGTTTATGACTTGGGATAGGTGGAGGAAGCGCATCCTTCCCATTGTTCCTCAAGCAACCTTAGATAGACCTTATACATATACCAAGTGGGGGAAGAAGTTTATCTTCTGGTATGTTCCAGACTCTGCTTATGTAGCAACTGTTAAGTATTATCAGTATCCTGCTCCAGTCACTGTTGATGGGTCAACTATAACCTTTGATGATATAGATGACCTGTTGGTTTCTCTTACCACTCAGGTAACAGCTATGTCCTTTGAGGAGTACTCAATAGCAGATCATTATAATAAGATAACCAAAGATCTGTATAAAGAATACTCTATAGATGATAAAGAACAGATGAACTTTACTCCAGGAACAGATGATGATGAAGCTGGTGTTCAGGAGTATGATAGTCAATTCTACAATAATCCATTTATAGATAAGATGCCTTAAGGAGGCTTAGATGGCACATACAAATGATTGGTCAGCTGCTTATGAGACAACCCCTGCTTCTGGAGATGCCATCCGAGAAGGGGATGATCGGATAAGAGAGTTAAAGCTTGACATCCGAGAAAGGCTTACTCTTGAGCATGCCTGGAAGGAAGATCAAACATATGATGGGATGCACGCCTTTGTCCATGACTTAGCAAAGACTACAGCAACTCTTACAGAGATAGAAACCTTTATAGGTGCAGCTGGGGGTAATACAATAACACTTGATCCAACCCTTTTAGCTGGTAAACCTTTCTTTGTAATGAAAACAGATTCCTCTGCTGATCCAGTTACAGTGGATCTTGATAGTGGGAATTGGAATGATATAGACACAGCAGAGCATACATTCTATCCAGGAAGCGTTGCAGATTTAGTCCTTGCTAATAGAGGGGATTATGTCTGGGGTATATGTGATGGAACAGACTTCTGGATCTATGGTATTAGGAGGAGTGCTCTAAGAATAGTAACCGCTGCTACTATTACCATAGATGAGTTTGATGATGTAGTATTGCTAGATGCTACTAGTAATACTGTTGATGCAACCTTACCCAATGCTAATACAGTAGAGGGTAAGGTCTTCTACATAAAAGCTATCAATGTAGATAACACAGTTACTGTAATAGGGACCATTGATGGGGACACAGATCCAACACTAGCCCTTAATGAAGCAATGATAATTGCTTCCAATGGTACTGAGTATAAACACTTAATGAAATTCGAGCTTCTTGATGATGAAGTGACAACAGCAAAGATCCTTGATGCTAATGTAACCACAGCAAAGATAGCTGACAGCAATGTAACACAGGCTAAGTTAGCCAACTACGATGGAGGAACTGCTTATTCTTTGGGGTATGACAATGATGCTGAAACTAAATCTGGAGCGTATACCAAAGTAAAAGAAGTTACTGTTGCTAGAAACGGAACTATCAACACTTACTTTAGTCTTAAAAGAACTGGAGTTATTGGGCTTGCCCATGGCAAGATATATAAAAATAGTGTTGCTGCTGGAACAGAACGTTCAACTGCTTCTGGGACATATGTTTTTTACAGTGAAGGTATATCTGTAGTACCAGGAGATATAGTACAGTTATATATTGGAACGTCAGCTGGTGCTACATCAGCTGAGTCAGATCTCTTACAATTAAGAAATGGTTCTCCTACTCACGAGGTCTTCTCCTAAGGTGATATATGCCAAATAAAAAGCTTGTAAAGCAAACTATAGATTTTACTAAAGGCTTAACTCCTTACTCAGGGATCTTAGTCAAAGATGGAGGTTCTCCTGATTGTAAGAATGTAGAGTTATATAGAGGAGAGCTTAGGAGAAGTGTTGGTCTTACTGAGTTAACCTCTACTGTTGTAACAGATGAGCTACCCTTAGGCCTCTTTGAGTTTTATACATCAAGTGGAACTAATAGACTTCTTCTACTAACAGATACCTCCAATCGTCAGTATAACGCTGGAGCTTGGGATTCTAAAGGGGCTCTTGGAACACCCCTTACAGTAAATAACAACCCAGATTTGTATGTCTCAGCTTGTGTAGCTAATGATCTCTTTGTAAAAACTGACTCAGTTAACAACCCTCAAAAGTATACAGGAACTGGGAACTTTGCAGACCTTGATGGTATACAAGCTGCTTATACATCTTTCCTTGCTGAGGAAGTTATTAACTACTACCAATATGTTGTCTTTGGATCTACTACAGAGAATGGGGTAGCTTATCCAACAAGGCTCCGTTGGTCTGATACAGATGCCCCTGAGACCTGGGGAAGTAATAATAGTGGGGGCCTAGATATAAAAGACACTCCGGATAGAATCCTTAGAATGAGAATGATTCTTGATACAATCTTTGTCTTTAAAGGTAGCTCTATCCACCAAGTATCCTATGTTGGATATCCTAATATATTCTACCCATCACCTATCCAGCAACAGGGCGGATTACTAGCTAGAAAGTCTCTCGTTGATTACTATAACTCTGTCATTGGACTCTTCCTAGATGGAATATATATCTTTAATGGAAGGACAATGGAGGATATAACTAAAGAGCTCTATCCTCTCCTCTTTGGCGTCAACAGTGAGATGGATATGGATGCTGCTGCAAACAGTGTTGGGGTATATGTTCCAGACCTTAATGAATACTGGATTGCTATTCCTTTATCAGGAGAAACAGTTCCAACAAATATCTTTCGCTATAATCTAAAGACTGGTGCATGGTGGAGGAAAGATACAGGTGTTCCTGTATACTGTGCTGGGTCCTGGGAAGAGGATACAGTTGATACCTGGGCAACAGTAGGAGATGGAACAACCACCTGGGCAGAGATGACTGCTATTTGGGATGCTAAACAACTAGGTGCTGGGCAAAAGCTTCACCTATTTGGAACAGAGAATAGTGATGATGCTAAGGTCCTCCAAATGGATGCTAAGGTCATCTCTGATGATGGGACTATTCAACCTTCTTATTACACTACAAAAGATTACTCCTTTGCTCCAAGTACTAGATATGGCTGGATATGGATTGAAGCAAAAGGATCAGGTTCTCTTACTCTTGACTATTCCATTGATGGTGGGTCTACTTGGATCTCAAGAGGGACTAAGACCATTCAAACAAGCTTCAAGCTTTTAAAGTTCAGCTTAAACTTCACTGCAGAGAATGTAAGGTTCAGGTTTACACTACCAGAGGTTGAGCTTTCTATTAGAGAAGTTATTCTCTGGTACAGAGAGAGGGAAAGGTAATGTTTAACACTTGGGTTGAAGTTGGGCCTCAAATGGAACAGTTAATAACTGATCATGAGGCTTTGGCTCTTTACTGGAAAATGCAGCAGGCTTTAAGAACTGCAGGCCAGGTGTATGTCTGGGATGATATGAGAGTTGCTGCTACTACTATAAGGCCTGCTGCTGGTGGAGGTGTAGCTGCTACAGAAGCTATATACAGAGATCTTCCTGTTATTAGCTTTGCCTCTAATCCATCTCAAAGGGCTTATTTTATTACTCAGGTGCCACATGGGTACTATGAAGGAACAGATATAGATGCTCATATCCATTGGATAACCCCTTCAGAGCCTGCAGGTGCAGACGTTAATGTTAAGTGGGATATTGAGATTCAATGGATGAATATTGCAGGAGCTGTTTTGGCAACTCCAGATATTTCCTTAACCTCTACAATAGACATAACAGGCTTTTCAAATGTACATATCTACTCAGACATAGGTGAACCTGCTGGGGAGGGTAAAACTATAAGCTCAATACTTGGAGGATACATTGAAAGAGATACAACTGTAGCTAATGACTTTGCTAGTGCTGTAGGTCTAATGGAATTAGACTTTCATATAAAACTTGATACTACAGGTTCCAGACAAGAGAACTTTAAATAAGGAGGGTAAAATGGGACTTTTTGATTCAGGGCCAGTAGGAGATGCATGGAGCTTTTTGTTTGATACTGAAGGCCCATCTATAAATACTGAACAGCTACCAACAATGACACCTGAGCAGCAGCAAATGATGCAGATGTATATGCAGCAGCTTATGAGTCAGTTCATGCAGCCTGGTCCTCAAGCACCTTTTAGTTTTGATGATTATGGGCCAGAGATGCAAAGTGCTCTTGGAATACAAGGAGTCCAGATTGACCCTCTCACAGGGGAGATGTCAATTGCTCCTGATATGTCTTTTTCTGAAGACTATTGGTCAGCAATGCTTCCAGAGATGGAACAGATGGACCAAAAGGCTATGGATGAATTCAGGGCTAGGAATGCTGGTTCTGGGTTTAGATCAACTGGGAGGTTGTCAGGTGAAGCAGATTTAACTGCTAACCTTGCTAGAGCAAGGCAAATGCAATACCAAGGGATTATGTATCCACAATACCAAAAGGCAGCAGATGTAGCCTACCAATTTGGCTTGTCTCAAACAGATGCTCAGAGGCAAGAAGATAAGTGGAGATGGGGTTCAGGTCAAATGGTAGATGGAGAGTTTGATCCAACTGGCTCTCCTTACTGGAAGGCTATTATGGAAAGTTTAAATATCTCACCATATTCTTACGCTGTTCAAAGTGTACCTGGAAGGCAGAGTCTTCTAGAGCAGATGATTGGTAAAGGTGCAGAAGCTTACACCGAAAAATGGGCAGAGGAACTATAGGAGGAGAAAATGCCAACGGCACCCATAGTTAATCTAGGCGAAGCTAAGTATAGACCTACTCCTATTGCCGATGCTTTTCTCAGAGGCTTTCAGAATAAGGAAGCGAGGAGGAGAGCTAGTGAGGAGAAGGAGAAGACTGAACAGGAGACTAGGGATAGTAACAAAGCTGCACAGTTAGTAGATCAGTATCTAAGTACTCCTGATGAGGATAAGGTAATGCTTACAAGTAGCAAGGCTTGGAAGGATAATGAGGAGCTGATAAAGAAGTACTTTAACACAAAGAAGACTCCTACTACTTTTCTCACCGAAGAGAAAGCTGCTTTGGTAAGAGAAATGGGAGGGGAGACCGGTGTACACTTTGGTGAGGAAGGTAAGGTTACAGAAAGAACCTCCTCCCTTTATCCTTCCTTTGCTCCTATGATGGCTCCTTCAAGAACACAGAGGATTAGTCAGGAGTATGCAAGGGTTACAAAGCCTGGAGGTAAACATGCAGGTCCTCTTGAGTATGAAAATGATCTCCTTTGGCAAAGGGAAAAGGAGCTTGCTGAGCTTGAGGAAAAGAAGGAAGTAGCAAAGGAAGGTGCTAAGGTTGTTAAAGAGGATACCTCTTATCTTGCACTAAGCTCAGTGACATACTTAGCTGCTGATAAGTTAGTCACTGAGCTTAGTGCTTCAATGGCGAAGCTTGGTGAAAATCCTAAAGACTTTTATGACTCTAGAAACGTTTCTTATCGTGCTGAATTAAGAGGAAAGATAACAGGAGAGGTAACCCGCCTTTACAACCTAGCTCTAGTACACAAAGATGATAAAAAAGCATCTGTTGAAATAGCTGGGTATGCCCAATCTCTAAGAACTTCTTATGTCAAGAGAGCAGAGACAACTCTCCTTGATAAAAATGTTTGGGAGACAAGGGAGAGGTCTCCTCAAGCAGCTAATTTTATAATTAGTACTGCTGTAGAAACTGTAGTAGATTCAGCCAAAGCAAACAGGCGCTCTATTAGCCCATCTGTTATAGAGGGAGTTGTAGCTCTTTCAAAAGGAGAATGGGCTAAGGATTATAGGGTATATGATACTGAGGAGAATCTGTACTTGGCTGGAGAATATGAACAGAATATTTTCTATGCTATGCAAAGAGCACCCATCCCAGGCATGGAAGTTCATGTTCATTTAAAGAAGGCTGCTAAAGCTGCTCCTCAAAAGCCAGGGCGTTCATTACTCAAACCATGGACATGGGGTAGAGGTGGAAGTGCTGAGGCCTCTCCACAAGAACCTTTAAATATGGGAAACATGCCTCAAACTCAACCCTTTGGGAGGTAACAATGGCAAAGACGCCAAAGCCTAAAACAGCTATATCAAAGAAGCAAGCAGAGGGTTTTATCAAAAGGCACAAGGTAGGAGGAGGACCATCACTTGCAGGTATGATGAACCAGCCCCCTGGACCCACTCCTGCAGCTATGCCAGGAGGACCTCAAGGACCTGGAATGCCCTCAATGCCTGGTGGGCCTGGAATGCAGATGGGGCAACCAATGGGACCTAGAGGCCCAATGCCTCAGCAGATGCAAGGACAGCAAATGCCTGGCGGGTCCAGGATTGACCCAGAGATGCTCGAAGACGCTCAATTAATGGGAAAGATAAACTCCCTCGCTAAATCTCTAGGAGGCTAAATGCCAACTCGTGAAGAGATTATAAGATATCAAGAGCAGAGAAAAGAGGAGGAGCTAAGTGCTAAGCGTGCTTCTTTGCCTGAGAAGCGAAATCCTATTACTGGAGCTCTTGAGAGGCAACCGGTTCTAGAAGCTCAAGCTGATCCAAGTGCTTTTAAGCAGCCTTTGATAACCCCTGAAGAGAGAGTCTATGCAAGGTATAAAGAATCTGAAAGAGGAGACGGACCACCTCTAACAGATGAAGAGATGCTTGAGATGGGACTTGGGAATAACCAGCTTATAAAAGACATAGCTGTTCATATGGGAGGTTGGACTGCTGTATATGCAACTCTTAACAAAGTCGGTAAGGTTATGGATATGGCTGACCTAGCATCTATAGCTGTAGGCACCCCTCCTGGTAAAGGAAAAGCTTTAAGGAAGGGGATGAAGAAACTTGCTAGGCCTGCTTTAGAAAAGGTTGTCCAGAACAGAATGAAGCGAATGGCTATGGACAAAGATACAATGAGTCTTATGCTTGGTAAGGCTGCTAAGTTCGGTTCTAAGGATACCTTTAAGAAAAGATTTGCTTCTGAGATAGCAACAGTGATTGCTTCTGATCTTATCTTTGAAGGTGCAAGGGGAGTAGTAACTGGTGGAAGAACTTTTGAGGAATACTATAGCGACTTCACTCTTGGTATGGGCGCTCTTTACCTTGGAGGGGCTGGATTAGCATCTGGTCCTCTTAAAGCTTTCAAAGGAGCAAAGAAAGTGGCACTAGCAAAAGAGAGTGGGGTTTTGTACTCTGGCTTAGCAGGCTCTAAACAAATGTGGGAAATGATGTGGAGGCCTGCTGAGTGGGCTTTCCAGAAAACTATGAACATCCCAATCATTCCAAAGCCTCTTAGAGGTCCTTTAGGTTCTCCTGAAGGTAAGCTAAAGAGTGTCTTCTTTACAGCTGAAGAAAGGCTTCATAAAAAAGGTGGAAAGTATAGACAAGCCTCTGAGGCTATGAGAAAGAAAGAAAGATACTCTTCTCTAGCAAGACAAGCTACAAACAAGATGGCGGATGAGATAGATCTGCTTAGTGCTCCTGGGAAGAGGGTTCTTTTAGAAAACTTTAAAAGAGGAAATTACTCTGTTAGCTCTTTACTAGACTTTGATGATTACTTAAAGCTTCCTCTTAAGGAAAGGCAGGCTATTCATAAAGCTACTGCTGCAGTTGAAGAATGGAAGCTTCTTGGAGTTGAAGATTCAAGCCAACTAAACAAGCTTAGGCATTCTAAAATAGTTGATAATCTACAGATGAGATTTGAAGAAGAGCTTGCTTCTAAAGGTGCTATCCTTTCTACTAAACACTTTAAGAGTGTAATGGATGAGTTGAAGGTTCTAGGAAAGGAAGATGCTTCTGGAGCTTCGCTAAACAAAGGATTAAAAAAGATCTACAACAACCCAACATACTCAGATGAGATAAGAGACATGGCAAGGGATCTATACAGCGTCTCTGGATACACAATGGAAGCTATTCCTAGAATGGCTGCTGCTGTAGAAGAGATGGTACTTTTTGAGAAGCTAAAATCAATACCAGGCCTCGCATCAGAACGCCCATTACCTGGGTATGTGAGGCGATACAAAGGCGAATTTAAGGATTTATACGTCCCAGAGGACCTGAATGATGGGCTTGTAGCACTTGAACACGTTACAGGCGATACGATGAAAATGTATAATAGGTTCTTCCTAAGCCCCTGGAAACTTGGTAAGGTTGTGCTAAGAGTCCCCTCACAAATAAGAAATGCCATGGCTAACATAGGAACCAATGATTGGGGAGGTCTACCATTCTATAAAGCCTTTGACCCAAGGCTTGCTCATAATCCTTATAGAGAATCTTGGCAGATCCTCGCTCGGGAGATGAAAGGTAAAGGATCTTCTGGTATCCTTAAAGAGTTCAGACAGCATACAGGAGTAGCTACAACCTTTACAGATGTGGAGACACATTATCTCCCACAGGCCTTAAAGTGGGATAGTTCCATCTGGGACTACATGGAGTATGCGTTTACCCATAAAGTCCCTCCTATGAGGTTCATGATTAAGAATTACCAGATGGTAGAGACATGGGCTAAACTAGCAAAGTATATTGATAACAAAAGACTAGGAATGGATGCCTCGGAAGCAGCCCTTGACGCTGTAAAGTGGACTTTTAACTATGGAGAGGTAACACCTGCTCTTAAACTTGCTAGGTCTACAATCTCTCCATTTGCAACTTGGACCTTTAAGATAATGCCTTTATTCTTTGAGACAATGAAGAACCATCCTTGGCGGCTTTCTAAATGGGCAGCTATCCCAACTGCTATGTCTGCAATAGCTGCAGACAAGATGGGTATTACAGATGGTGAGTGGGAGGGTATAAAAGAAGTAATGCCAGAGTGGCAAAAGAATGGCTGGCATATGATGATGCCTACTAGGGATTCTAAGGATCGCCTCCAGATGATGAACCTTACCTGGATGGTGCCAGGCTTTGGTGATCTAAGTGATATTGATTCTGAGGGGGTATTTGGGTTAAGGTCTATTATTGGAAACCCAATGATTACCGTCTCTGGTGAGTTAATGAACAACAAGACCTTCTCTGGTGCTCCTATCTATAATGACTGGGATAGTGGGGGAATGAAGTTTGCTAAGGGAACTGGGCATGTTTGGAAACAAATGATGCCTGCCTTTATGGGAGAGACATGGAGTAGGCTTTACAAAACTGCTGCGGATAAGCCTGGTGCACAAACTTGGGGTCAGCATGCTGCTGGGCTTGGTGGGTTTAAAGTTGTACCCATTGATGAGGATTTGAATGAGGTAAGGTTCTGGAGAGGAAAGAAGAGACAGGCTAAAGATATAAAAGCTGCGTTTAGAAGTGCTGGGAGATTGGATATTCCACCTTTTATAACTGACCAGCTTTATAACTATTACGAGAAAAGGCTTGAGGCTTTATATGAAGAAGAGAGTCAAGTTGAACGTACTCTTAGGAGTCCTTTATCTCCTGTTCCTGGTATGGTCGTGGACGCTGCTAAACTACTTGAACCCTAAATAGTTCTGGGTTTGGATGCTGAGACGGAAAAGCTCAGGAAAGGTTTTCACCATGTAAAGACTCTCAGCAAGATTCTCTTGGTACCTATCATCTTGTATAGGTTGAATGAAGTGTCTAATAGTTGGGCTGCTGAAAAGGATGTCTCTCACTAAGTCAATCTTTATATAAGGCCCAACTCCTTGAAGCCACTTTATCTCATTGACAGCGTGGTATACTTCTTCTGGTAGATCCCTTTGTGTTTCTTTTGGTGATAAAGTAGTCCAATCAATATGCTTTAGGTTATGCTCCATTAGATGAGTACCATTTGTCTCCATATGGATTCGGTACCCATCACTTCTTAGTACACTCACTAAAGTATTAATTGGTTGAATGGTAGGCTCCCCTCCTGTGATGCAAACAGTATCTGCTGTGGGCCAACTGTTCTTTATGAAGAGGACAATGTGCTCTGCTGTACCAGAGAACCTTGTTAGGCTTGAGGTATCACAAAAAGCACATTTAAGGTTACACCCTGCAAGGCGTAGAAAAACCATTGCCTTTCCAGTCCAATACCCTTCACCTTGGATGCTGTAGAAGGTCTCGTTTATGTTGTAGAGGATTGGTTTAGTTTCCATCTGTTTTTCCTTTTAGAAAGCAAATAAGGTCTCTTACTGAATAGATAGAATCTATAGCCTCATCAGAGATTGTTACTTTATATTTTTCCTCAATGGCAAGAACAAGCTCAACTATATCAAGGCTATCCATGTCAAGATCTTCTTTTAGAGAATCACTACTACGAATCCCTTTAAGAGGTATTGCCATTTGCTTTGCTACTAGATTAAGTACCTCTGTACCTGTTATCACTCCACCACCTCCTTAAACCTTGGGAATCTCATAACCCCAGCTATTGTAAGGTTTTGAAAAAGTACCTTAACCTTTAATCCTAAAAGGTCTTGTATTGGTTGGGACCAAAATCGGTCCCGCTCATCATCTGAGTATCCACCACCAACATCTGTAGGAACACCATTGGGATGAACAACTGTAAACCCTCCAAAAGTATTTTCCAGCCGAGTTCCTTTTTCTCCTCGATAGCGGCCAGTTATCTTACAATCAGCATCCTTAACCGGCTTAAGCTTAAGCCACCTCTTAGTCCTTTTAAACTCATAATAATCCCCTTGCTCCTTTATCATTATCCCTTCAAAGCCTTTGGCTAAATAATGAGCATAGAAGCTATAAAGGTCCCCTTCACTATATGCTATCTGTGTCTCTATCTGTTGGATATGCTTGTGCTCAGAAGGCCACCCCACACTCGAATACATAGGATTCATCCTTCTCTTAAAGTATGCAATATCCATCTGGGCAAAGATAGAACAAAAGACTTTATCTGCAAGCGTGCTTCTGTCTATCCTTTGAGACCTTGCAACCTTTTGAAAGGCTTGGAAGCCATCTATGTGCCAGATCTCAGAGTCAAACATAGTATTATCAAGAGGCATGGCTTCAAACTCTGCTTTTAGGTGGGGGAAGTCTAGAGCCTTTCCAGAGCGAGAAAGGAGTTGAACATTTCCATGTTCTCTTAAGATAACACATCTGTACCCATCAATCTTTGGTTCTATCCTTACTGGGTATTGTATATCAGGATAGTCCTCATGCTGCTCTGCTAGGCAGACAAGGAACTCTGAGATGATTTCCCTTACAGCATTTACTGTTTTTATTCCCAGGCCACATTTTAGATCCTTCCTCATGATTCTAAGGAATAGGTTTTGAACCTTAACCTGGAACCCAGTAAGATAATTAACAACTACATCCTCTGCATGAAGGCCTGAGATGTCTCTTGCCTCAAGTTGATCAAGGATGTTTTTCCATTGAAGCCATGCTTCTTTGGAAAGGTCTTCGTCTCCTGACTCTGGTTCTCTTATCTTTATAAGATTAAAGACCATATCAGGGTCAAGGGTGTATTTAAGCATATCCTCAAACCATGGGACTTCATCTAGAAGTTGCCCAAGGTAGTATTGCTTATCTGACCTGCTATTTGTGTCTTCTATAGCAGAGAGTAGTTCCCAAAACTTAGTCACCTGACCTCCTCTCTCTAATAAGAGCATCAAGAAGGATAAGGTAGTTAATAGCATCGCCAAACTTCTCATTTACATACTCCTGTGAGGGAAACTCCTCATCAATAGCATCTATTGTATCCTGTATGGATACTAAATGCTTGACAGACAAGAACCAAGCATACTTTTCTGGACTAACTCCTAGTAAGGCAGCGCCTACCTTAAAGTTATGTAGACGGTCTGTATCACTTGAGTACTCTTTAGCCTTTTCAGTTAATACTTCTATTATCTGCCTTGTCCTATCTTCTACTACCTCGTTAAAGTCTTCCTGGTTCATCCTTGTCCTCCATTGGTATCTTGTTAATATTAAGAGAGTTCACAATCTCGAAATACTGCTCGTAGATGTGAAGGCCATCACTGTAAGCAATTAGAGGCCCATCGAGGACAGGTAGCTCTAACTGCTCAACTACATATTCTTTAAGAAGTTGTAATCCTCCAAGGTTTTCTGGGAATCCTGTATATAGATCCCATGACCTAAAGAATACGGACATCTCTAAGTGCCCTTCTACTACCTTAAAAGATACTACTCGTAGGCAGGGTGGATCACCAAGGAAGGTGGTAGAAGCATCACCAATAGCTATACAAGCTTGGTTTGTGTTTCCTTTAGCTTTATCCAAAAGTTCAATGACACGGTCTACCTGAGCAGTAATAAAAGTACCATAGGTATAGACTTCATTCTCTGCCATCTCTGCTCCCATTATGTAATTGGCAAAGTAGTTCTCTATCTTCTCATCATTAGTAGGACCAGGAAGTCCTGGAGGCATAATAGGAGAAAGAGGTCGTGTCCATGGTTGGTCAATAACAATCATTACCCTATTTAGTTGCCTTCTAATCTGACCTGGGTAACTTCCTCCTTTACCTACAAAGTCCCATCCTTCTGCTATGCAAAGCTGCATTGCTTCTCTCCAAGCATCTCCAATAGTTGCAGCATGGACAACTTTACTATGTTTAAGCATTATCCTCCTCCTCCTGTTCCCATCTCTCAATTAGTGGATCCTTAACCCCAACCTTCTCAAATCCAATAGCTCTTAACTTACAAGCATTACAAACTCCACATGGAGGGTAGTCATTTGTATAGCAGGTATGGGTGAAGGCTAAGGCCTCCCATGCCTCAGGCATAGCTCTTGCCATTCTTACTGTATCCTGCTTCTTATGGTACATTAAAGGTGTATGGATTTTGATTCTAGTCCCAGGCACTCCTCCTAGAGCTTGGTGAAGAGTCGCTTCCAAATGGTCGATGAATATTCGTCTACAGTCTGGGTAGCCCGAATAATCGGTCTCGCAAACCCCGGCCACCAAATTGAGATACCCAAGTTTAAGACCCAAAGCAGCAGCAGCAGATAAAAGAAACAGGTTACGATAAGGCACAAAAGTAGAAGGTAAGTCTTGTAGAACAGGATGGTCATGGTTGAAAGGAATCTTTTCACTTGTTAAAGCACCTCCTCCGATTTGTCTAAGGAATGGCATATCTAGAACTACATGCTCTACGTTTGCCATCTTAGCTATTATGCTTTGTGCTTCAAGTTCTCTTTTATGATGCTGGCCATAGTCAACAGATACAGCCTTAACCTCTGAGAACTCATCTAATGCCCAAAAGAGGCAAGTAGTTGAATCCTGTCCACCTGAGAAGCAAACAATTGCTTTACCCCTTGAAAGAGTGTTCATATCCAACCTTTCCTTTATACGTTATCATTTTTATCATCTCCCCTTCTCTTAGCATTGTTAAGGTTGCTTCTATGTCTCTTGGGTGACTCATCTCTCTGAAGGTCTTTTGGATAAGTTCTCCCTCGGTTAGTCTTCCATTCACTCTTAATGCTTCAAGCATTGCTTGTGCTGGACGCATCCTGATAGGAGTAGAGACATAATCAACTACAGCCTCAGAGTCCTTCTCAACAGCGTCTAAGATTCTCAGTGCTTGTTCCAAGGAACCTTTCTTTAAGATAAGCTCATCAAAGGTGTAAGTTAACTGTAAGAGCATAGCAAATCTTAACAAGTGATCAGGTTTGCGTTCTCTATAAGCCTCTACTGCACCTGTAAGGCTTCTTGATGCTATTCTTCTTTTATGGTAAAAGTCAAAGAAGAACTCCTTTGCCTCTTCATCCCACTTCATCTCCCCTTGGACATTGTGTAAAGCTGAAAGTGCACCTATAATCCTTTCAACTGTTTGAGGAGGTGCTGGAGGTGGGTCTGGCTCTTCTTGGTCCCAGCCTGCAGGCATGGTTATTAGCTGAATCCTAGACATAAACCCACCAGCAAAAGCATCATCTGGAAGGATGCGCTGCATCCACTGAGGGGTAGATGCTCCAAGCATTGTTAAGCAAACATTATAGAGAACATCATCTCCTCTGGTTATAGTAGATGTCTCCCACTCATCTGGGCAGTCATAAAGGTCTGTGAGTAGAGGAATCATTCCTGTCATGTACTTTTCTCTTCCCAGAAGGACACTTAGTTCAGAGCTATATAAAAGTGCTGTAGCGGACTCTTTTAAAAGGGCATG